GCCACCGACAAAGGATTGATTGGCTTCCGCCTGCCGCTTCCGACCGAGATCGCGAAGCTTGGCCTGGATTTCCTGCGGCGATCCGCGCTGGGTCTGGATCGTCACCGGGCCGTTGATCTCCATGTGGTTCGTCACGGAACCGGTGCCGCCGCTGCGGTCGATGCCGGCCCAATTACTGAGGTGCGCGCCATTGGCAGCACCGTGAAAGTCGTGCCAGCCGTTTTGCTTGGCCCAATCGAGCGCGAACTGGATGCCGGCTGCTTCGTTCTTAGGATCGGCCGGGTCCATCCCCGTCCGCTCCCGGAATAAGTCACCAACGGCCTTGCCGCGGCCGCCTGGCGTTACGTGAAGCTGGAAGGCTCCAAACGACGTTCCGTTGTCGCCGACGGGGTTGTTGAAGCCCTCCGATCGGGCAACCGACATCGCGAGATCAGGATCGATGCCGCGCCTGGCGGCCTCAGCCCGAATGAAGGCTTCCTTCTGCCGAGGCGAGGTAAACCCGCCTGCTACCGATTCCGAGTTGACCGAAGGCTTCAGCATCGACTGATGCGTGGGGTGATCGGTGAAGAAATCCGAAACAGGGGTGTTCAGGAAATCCGCGGCCTGGAAAATCTTGGTCTTCAGGTAATTCTCGACCGATACCTTGGCGCCGTCCCATCGGCGCTGTACCCGCCCCGTAGCCTCAGCCTCCGCATCCGTCCAGCCCACGACCTTTGCCAGCGTCTGCTCAAGCTTTCCGCTGGTCAAAAGGTCGATCATCCCGGCATCCATGCCGGGGATTTTCTGCGCCAGGTAGGAGGCATAGTTTTTGTCGCGCGACAGATCGTGGATGATCTTCAGGTTTTTGCCGAGCGCGATATAGTTTTCATTCAGCGACTTGCTGGAATCGATCGCGGCCGCGTTATTCGCATCCAGATGCTGGGCCTCGCGGTTGATCGCCGCGAAAATCTGCATCACGCCCGGAGCTTCCGGGCCCCCGACCTTCCATGCCGTGAAGACGTTGGAAAGCTGTTGCGCTGAGGCCGCCATGGCCTCGCCGGTTGATCCGAACTCGCGCGCGGCGCCCTGCCACTTGGAAATCTCCTGGGCAGATACCCCGATCGCGCGAGATAGCCTGCCAAGTGCGGATCCGGTGTGGATCGTGGTTTGAAGGAAGTCGCCGAAACCGCGCACGCCGACAAGTGCTGCGACCGCTCCAAATGCCTTGACCGAAAGCGAGGTTATCGATCCGATCGCATCTGAAGCCGACTTTTCGGTATCGCCTGCGGTTCGCTTTAGCTGGTCGGTTCCGCGTTTCGCCCGGTCGATCGCTGCCTGTTGCTGCGCGTTGAACTTGGAAGCGTCCAAATTCAGTTCGACGATCAGGGCGTCAATGACGGTCGCCATCGCGTTTCGGCCTCGTTATCCAGCGGTTATAGGCATCGACCTGGGCCACTTCGATCATGTCGTAGACGTCGCGAAGGCTGTAGATCGTCTGCAACTCGTGAAGTGTGGCGAGCCGCAGCGAGATCACGGCCCCTATTGTTCGCGGGACATTGACGTATTCGAGGAGCCCCGCCGGCGGGTCGTACGCATCCGGGCCGAGATCTCGTTGTTCATATGCAGGACGAGCTCGGCCAACGTAAAACCCGTGTGGAGCTTCAGCCACGCCTCCCGCAACATCTTCAGCGTTCCGACGTTCTCGACCAGTTGGGGCGACCACGGCATTCGGACGCCGGATGACGGGAGCAAAAAGACGCAATTCATCATCTCGTCGCGAAGCGGCTTGATCTGTTCCGCGGTCGATCCCATGAACGCCTGATAGAACGACAGGAAAAGGCCGATCGCGCCGGCATTGACAACCTCCGGATCGATATGGACCCCGGAAGTGCCGAGAGCCTGGAAGGCGCGGATGGCAAACCATTCCAGATCGTAGGCATTCATTTCGACGATGACGAAGCTCTTGCCACCGTCGCGGTTATCTTCCGAATTCGGCCCCGGAATTGTAACGAAAGCCTCTTTACGGGCCATGCACTAATTGCTCGGGTTGGGAATGGACGTCTGCCACTCGATGATGAAACGACGCTCTTTCATGGTCTTCTGAGCATCCGAGATTGGCTGATAGCTGCGAAGAAAACCGCGAACCATTGAGTATTTGGTGCCGAGACTGCGAAGGATGATCACGCCATTTGCGATCAGGGTGTCCTGCAGCGCCTTCTGTTGCAGGTACCATTGATCGAAGAAGAAATTGCCGGGCGAATCCGCCATCATGTACCAGGTCTGCCGGGTCGGCACGTTGACGAAACCGCCGGTGAGCGTTCCATCGACCCCCATCGCGGTTTCTGCGGCCTCGATCGCCTCGACACCGAAGATGTTGTCGGCTGCAAATTGCTGAAGCTGAAACGGGGTGTCGAACACGCCCGGAAGCGTGAACATCGCCACCGCGTTCGCCGATGTGATTGACATGCGCGAAAACTCCGACGGTGAGGTTTAAGGGTTACAGAAGGTCGAGGGTGGAAAGGGCGAGCTTCTGCACCGCTTCCCCATCGGTGTAGAAAAACGTCATCGGCGGCGATCCGCGCTGCTGGCGCACGGTAGCGCTCGCGGTACCGATGAAGAGGTACCAGCCCTGCACCGACAGCGTCGCGGCGATATTGAGGCCGCCCGCCGCCGCATTGACCGCGGCAGCCTGTGTGCCAGCAACCGGAATTCCGCTGCGGTAGGCGCCGAACGAAAGACCCTGCTGGATCGTGTCCGAAAGGGCTGCTTCGATCTGCGCGTTGCCGACCTGGTTGTAGGGAATAGCGAACGCGTTCTGCAGCAACGTCATCAGATCAAGCTGGAACTGGTTCGCCAGCCAGATCGCGTTGACGAGGTTGTCGAGCCATTCGAAGGCACCGGACACAAACCCGTTCTGGTAACGGATGAAGTTGGCGTTGGCGGTAGCGTACGCGCCATAGAAGCTGTAGCCGTTTGCCGTGAGATTGTCGGCGACCGATTGAACGGTGACCCCTGGCGTGAGGCCGGCCTGCTGCCGGCCGGCGAAAGCAATGCGCCCGCCGGGCTGGTCGAAGTTGATGGACGCAATCGCACCGGAGACGAAAGCCGCCAGATTGGTCTCCGATGGCTGCCAGTTGACCGACACCGAGCCGTAACCGAGCGCGGCGACCTGACCACCGAGGCTTGCGGTGGCCGGTACCGTCACGGTCGGCGAAGCATCGCTATCGGTGACGACGTAGACGAAGCGATCGCTCTGGCCGGAGACCCATTGCGCGAACGCAAGCCGGTTCGCGATGCCGGAATTGTCGGGGTTGAAGGTCGTGAAGAAGGAAGCCCAATTGCGGACATTCTGCACGATGGCATTCATGAAGGCGGCGGGCGTAGCGGTATCGGCACCCTGCGACAGAACAGCTCCAAGCACTTGTGTCAGCATCAGGTCGGTCGCCATGGCGCCGGAGCCGAAGGTGATCGTTGAGCTAGCACCCGTGGTGCCGGACAGGATCACAAAGGCACCGGACACGCTGTCGAACTGTACTGCGGGGGAGTCTGCCGTCATCGATTCGCTGGCAACCGATTGCGAGGCATTGACCGAATAGGTTCCGGTGCCGCCGAGCGCTCCGCCGGCTTCCGTGCTGGTCAACTGTGCAAGGATGTAGGTGCCGGCCGTGACGCCGGCGCCGTTGAGGACCTGGCCGGCCGCCAAGCTGAATTCTCCCGCCGTGAAGGCGGTGACCGTCAGCGTCGTCGTGGCGATTGACCCTGTGAATGCGGCTGCCTGCACACCCTCGATGCCGAGCGTGTTGGCGATGATCTCGGCTGCATTCGTAAACGACGTCGAGCCTGCCAGATTGACGGAAGCCGTCTTGAGCACCCCATCGATCGTCACGCTCAGCGTACCGGAAAAGCCCTGCAACTGCGTCAGCGTCGTCGAGGCCGCGAGATCGCCGCCGCGTAAGTAAGCCGAAACCGGCGCCGAGTTGTATTGCGCGACCAGAAGATTGCCGGGTTTCACGGTCGAATTGTCGAAACCTGCGAAATAGGTCGCGGCCATAGACGCTTCGATCGAAAGCGGGCCGAAGAAGTCGCCGACCAGAGTAGGGCTTGAGAATTGCTGAACGCTGCCGATCGGAACGCGCGTCGATGCCGAGAGCATCAGCCCGTTCAAGACGAGCGCGTTGCCGCCCGCCGGCAGGACGCCGGGGTTTACGGAAACGACCTCATTAGCAGGAATCGTGCTCATGCTTCTCTTCCAGTTATGAGAGGTGCGGGTGGTCGGACTGCGACGATGTCGCGGGCTGTCAAACCCCGGACAGGATCAGGGGAACGACGACTTCATTGCCCGGCTGGGTAAGATCCGTGGTCAAGGTGTTGACCTCGGGCAGATGATCGACGTCGTAAAGATCGATCGTCAAAGCGGTCGCGAACTGCTGCGCGATCGTGAGAACAGGATCGATCTGGAAGTGTGCTTCGATCACCCAGCGATTCTCGTACTGGTTGGCCGCAGTCGTAAACGGCATCTGTCGGGGATCGTCGGCAAAGAACGGTGACAGGCCGGTCGCTTCCAACTGGTCGACCGAGAACTCATCGCGGAACAGAGTCGAGATCACTTGCGCATTGTCGGCGGAATTCGGCCCGTGAACATCGATCTGATAGACGCATTCGGTCGGCTGAAGGATGCTGGTCTGGCCGGTGAGGAACGTCGCGCTGGAAACCTGCTGGTTTACCGATACCGCATATTGGCCGATCCCGCCCGGCGTTCCGGAAAGCTGCGCAACGATAATGATGTTGGCTGCGACACCACCGCCGAACATCGGAGCACCGGCAACAATCTCTCCGCCGACGACAGTCGTGACGGTCAGGATGGTTCCAGAGATCGATCCGACGAATAGAGCGATCTCGTCCTGATCGAAGTTGGTGCCGAGGCGAGGGCGCCGGAGCGGCCAGAACACGACGAAGTCGCCTTCCGGAGACGCGACGCGGTTGACCTGGCCGATGATGATGTTCGAGGCGGTGAGCTGCGGCAGCATCGCCAAAATAAGATTGCCTAGCGCGGTGTTGATCGCGTCTTCCGTGATCGAGGGGGTCACTTGTAGAACGAGGCATCCACGACACCGCCGGAAGTCTGGGCGATGAATTGCAGAGCCGAGATCGTGCCCTCATAGTGTACCGGCGCATCGGTCACAGCCACCGGCATTCCAACCGTGGCCGTCGGCGCGACACCATCATCGCGATAGCGCACCGCCTGCGTCTCCGCCTTGATGACGACGAGAGATGGGTTGCTGCCGCATGCGGTAGGAATCGCCAGGGACTGCACGGTCGTGACTGTGGTTTGAGTATATCCGCACGGCACGCGCCGGATGCCGCTGTCGGCAAAAGCAGGCGCGCACATCAAAGCGGCGGCCGCGATGGCCGCCAACGTCTTTCTGGTCATGTCGGTGTCTTCCGTTTTTCGAGCGAAGACGAAAATCCGCGCCCAATCACCCCGTTGAACCTTCCCCGGTTCCGGGTGACTTATTTGGGAGTCAAGGGGTGAATTTGGGTTGATGCCGATTGGCAGTTGAATCAACCAACGGTAGCCTTTTGATAAAATAATAATCTAGGGGCCATCTTAATGGACCGGCAAGCGATTGCTGATGAGCCGTTCGACCGCCGCGACTGGAAGCGACGTCCACGCGCTATTATAAGATACTTCGCCCGTAAGGCTGCATTTTTCCCTCCGCTTCGCCGGTTGATCGAGCGTCCGACAAAGTCGCCGGAAGCTATGCGCAAGCACTGGGATTCCCTGATGTCCCAAACGCATTTTGCGGCCTATCTGTGGCACACCATCGGAGTAGATACGGCCAATGCGATGGCCGCGACGATGATCAAGTATCACGCTGTGGAAAATCCGTCAGTGCTCGATGTCGGATGCGCTGCCGGAGCGCTTTCATTGGCCTTATCAAAATTCTCACGATACCTCGGGACCGATGTTAGCGCCCATGCGATTGAGAGCGGCAAGAGAGACGGCATTGTAGCTTTGCAAGCTATCGACCTTCGCCTGTTCCAGACTGATCAGACTTGGGACGTGATAGTCTTCAACGAGGTGCTTTATTATCTGTCCGTTGAGGAAGCCGTATGCGAAGTCATAAGGTATGCAGGCTTTCTATCAGAGAACGGCATCATGTGCGTTTCGATGAAACACGATCCAAAATCTGCTTCCATCTTCTCCCGATTGCGAAAGAGATATCGCTGGATCGACGGCATGATCTGGCAGCGAAAATTTGCAAGCGCGGATTATGCGATCAGGATCGATCGGGAGTGCCCCGGATATTTGCTTGGGGTTTTTCGAAAATAATCAGATTACCCCGGAACATTGGTGTTCCAAGTTGATGGCGTGGCGCCGATCAAGTTGACATTGCCGTTAAGTAACCACGTGCAAGTGCCGCACGTTGTCCCGGAACTGGATTGCTGGAAGGCTTGGCTCGTAGCCGTGGTGAGCCCTGTGGGGTCAATATAGTTTCCGGATGTCGTAAACGACGAACTCGCAGGCATCTGGTCCACGGCGAACCGCATTCCCTGTCCGGTCGCACCCTTCGGTGTGGCCGTCAGTAGTATCACATTGTTGTTGGCATGGCCCCCGTCGAACACTGGACAATTAGTAGGGCAGCCGTTGGTATTGCCGTCAAGCGTGAATCCCTGTGAGCCGCCACCCGTCCCGCCGCAGGGATATTCCGACTGTACGACGAAGTTGAAATCAATGACAAAGGAAGTGTATACCGCGCCAAAGCCGCCCGTCTGGATTACGTCGGGGTGAAGGCTCGCGCCGCTGCATCCGTCTCTATAACCGTTATTGACGAAGACATTGTAGCGGATCGTCACGTTGCCTTGGCTGGCATCTATCTGGTCGGATGGCGAGTTTTTGAACAGATTGTATTGAGCAACCGTTGTTCCCTGCCGGCCATGCAGGATAAAGCCCTCGTCGCCCCATGCCGTCGTGCCAGTGGTCCCGTCGAACGTGTTGTAGCTGATATTGTAGCCGTCGCTGTCGGAGCAGCTATTTACGGTCCCCTGAAGGTCCAGGACCGGCTGATTTGCGATGAAGATATTGTCGGTGATCGTAGGATTGGCGCTGGAATTGCAGCCCTGAATGAGCCAATTGGTTAAGGTCCAGCCGCTGATCACGCAGTTGTCTGAATTGATATTCCACTGGCCTGCGGTTTGCGTGACGCAAGATGGCGCGGGATCGACACCCGCAACCTTGGTCGGTGACGATCTGGGGCCTACGGCATAATCGACGCCCGCGATATTCCATGATGGCCGCGTGGAATAGACGCTGGTTGTAACCACGCCTCCGGTTCCAGCGCCGACGCCTCCCGGAAGTGAAACGGTAGGCCCCGCTCCTGCCGTACAGCCAGAGCCGTGCGTCAGCAGTTGTGCGTTAATGAGGCTGCCGCCAACCACATCGATAGTGCCGGTCGGCTGCGCCGAGCATCCGCCACCGGAGAACGAAAGCGCGTAGCCGGTCCCATTGGTGTATCCGCTGCCCGCCGTGACGGTAAGAACGCTGACGGAGTTTGAAACCAGCATGACCGCAAGTTGCGGCGTCCCGGTTGGTGCAGCCGAGCACCCGTCAGCAATAGCGGTCCCTTGCGGGCAAGTGCTTGGCTGGGTTGCCCCGCCCGATCCATGCAAAACGGTGAATGCTAATAGTGCGGGAGCGCAGCAAACGATAAAAAGCGCGGTAATCCACTTCATTTTAGCCTGCTATTTGAACACGGCCATCGCGGCCATTTGGTCCGCTTGTGCTGCGCTGACGGACCACGTTGGATTGACAGCCGCCGCAGTGCTTTGGACGAAATAGCCCATTGCGCCGCCGAATGTGGATCCTCCGGTGAAGTTATTGGCATCTGAAATCGTGAAGCTGGAATTTACGGAATATGTAGAACCGCCCGCCAGCGAAGCTCCACTGACTAGTAATTCGTTATTGCCTGAAGGCGTGAGCGAACCGGGCTGGACTGTCGCGCTGCTTGTAGTGCTACCCGCCGCCGAATGGAGACCCGGATCAAGCCCAACAGATGCGCCACTCCAAGCCTGAACTTCTATAGTTCCGTTGGTGCCAGAAGAAGTAAAGGTCTGTGCGGCACCAGTTGTCGGATTGAATTTGTAGTAGAGTGCCCCGATCGAATTACCTTCCGTCAGGTTTGTGATAGGCGTCCAAGTGTTTCCCAGACTATCGGTCGGCGCGGAACTTTCCCGCGTCGTAAATATGACAATGAGATTTGCGCCCGTCGTATTAATCCCCGGCGTCGTCGCGCTATTGACCGCCGAAGTATGCGAGACAAGTGAGAAGCCGCCGCCGCCCCCGCCAGAGATTGAAATATTATAGTTCGAGTCCCGCGACTGATAGAATCCGACCGCCGAAGTTGCGAGCAGGCACAGTCCTGAAATGGCTGCAATCAGGCGCTTCACAGTTGATAGCCCCAAGCGGTCGAGGAGACGACGCCACCCGTCCCAGGCGGGGCAGAAACCACTGCAATGCTTGTATTGGTCGCCGAAGCCGGGACGCATGGGTTAAAGATTTGCTCGGTCACGCCAAGGCCAGATGCGGCAGGCGCCGTCCATTGGGTGAAGTTTAGCGTGCCGGTGATCGTGCCGGTTACGGTAGCGTTTCCAGTTACAGCCGCCGTGGCATTGGCGCGGATCGAAAGGCCGCAGATGTAAGTTGTCTTGCCAACCGCGCCGGCAAGAGTCGCAGTCGTTGCAGCCGTGGTGCCGGTCGCTGACGCTGTCAATGCCGTTGCGCCTGACGGATACTGCCCGGTATTGAGCAGCGCCTTGAGCAGCGCGACAACGGTTGCGCTGGAAGTTGAGGCCGGAGCAGTAGCAACAGCATCTGCTGGCGTGCCAAGAGCGGTCGCCGTCGCCGTTTCCTGCGTGATCTGGCTTGATTGATTTGCCGAGGTCGCCGCTCCGGTTGGGAGTGCAGAGCTGTTGACCTGCACCCCGTTGGTCGTTCCGGGCGTGGTCTGGTCGATCTTGAACGTCGGGGTGGCTGCATAGGCCGGGAGCGTTCCCGAAATCCCGAACGACGTGTTCGCAATCGATCCACTCGAAATGTTGATGTTCAGCGCGCCGCCTGTCCCGCTCAATGCGGTCAGGTTACCGCCTTGCGTCATGCCGATCGGTGTGCCGGTAGACGGGAAGGCCGATCCGAACGATGGCGACGACGAAGAGGAACAGCCGCTGTCACAGACCATATGCAGGTTGGTGCCGGTTGCCTGCGTCACGGTGACGGAGCTCGGCGGGGTCAAGGTGGCGAGTTGTGCCGCGGTGAGTACGACAGGCACAGACGAGGCAGCGAGGGCCTGCCCAAGCGCCGGCGTCTTGGTGTCGATGGAAGCCAGCGACGTGTTGCCGGTCGTCTGTAGCGCGGCCGTAGCGGCCGTGCCAATCGTCCCGAGATTGACCGTCGGAGTAGTGGCAAAGGCGGGAAGCGTGCCGGAGATGCCGAAGGCGGTGTTGCCGATGCTGGCGCCGGCCTGAAACGGTGTCCCAAGCGCGGTCAACAGCGCCGCCAGCGTCGTCTGTGTCGCAGCACCGGTCGGAAGCGGAAGGCTTACGGCACTGATCGGTTGCGTGGCTTGGAAGAATGTGCCGGTGACGGGAAGAGCTACCGAGGCCTTGATCGAAACCCATTGGCCGTTCGTGACGTCGCCGAGGAGCGGCTGGAAGTTACCGCTTGCATCCTTGAAGCCAACTGGCGTTCCATTGGCGCCGATCGGACCCGCAAAGGCGACGGACAGGCCGCCGCCACCTCCGGTCGAGCAGCCGCTATCGCAGATGATGTGCTGAGGCGAGGCAAAGGCCATCGGAATCGGAAGGCCGCCGGTGACGCCCTGGACATACAGTGCGGCCCCGTTCGTGTTGGTGACCCCGGCCGTCCCGGAAAGCGGGTTGCCGCTGGCATCGACCGAAACCGATCCAGGAAAAATCTTCGAATTGCCGCTGTTCTGGAAGACGCCGACCTGAAAATGAGCCTGCGCGGAATCGATCAGCGAGTACGCGGTTGGTACCTGGGCTGATGCCGGGCCCGCAAAGGCGAGCGCGATCGCCAGCACTGCAAACGCAAGCCGGAATATCATTCTCAAACCCCTGTCAGGATTGTCGGGACAACAACTTCGTTACTGGGATCGGAGAGGTTGGTGGTGAGCGTGCCGACGGGAGGAGGTGGCAGAAGAATGTCGTCTTGCAGCGAGACGGCCACCTTCGCCCAGGTCGTAGCCCACTGCTCGAGCGAGGCCAGCACGAGCCATGTATTGCCTTCCGGTAGGATGCCGTCGGCGAAGGTAATGAGATCGCCGCCGCGCTGCTTGATGCGGCTGATCGCCAATGCGGTGCCGTTGAGATAAATCGCCTTCTGCGCGCCCTGGATGTTGAGCGAATCAAGAAGCCGGAGGTCTCCCGACGTCAGCGGCTGTACCTGTGCTGCAATCGATGCCGGATTGTAGGACGGGACCTGCTTGAAGTTGACGGCGGTGTTGCCGATCGAGATGAAAAGCGTGGCCGGAAAGTTCGGGTTGACGGCGGTGATGACACCGTTTGCAACCGCGTTCAGATTCACGGCTTACGACAGCCGGTAAAGCGTCCAGGCACCGGTCCCGGTCCGCCGCGCGCGGAATCTGGCTGAGGTCCCGCCGGTGATCAGCGGCGTGATAACCATGTTGCCGACCAGCGTCCATCCGGTGTTCGTCGTCATGGTATCGATGTTGGCCGCGGTGCTACTGGTGTTGATCACCGCGAAATCCATCGACCAATTGACCTCGGCACTCGGCAAAGCGGAGTCCATCGCCGTGGCAAGCGGTAGCGTCAAGGCAATGCCGGCGGCCGGGCCAGAGGTTATGATGCCGCCAACCAGATCAGTGACGGCGAACGTGGCGGCCGTGTCGTGAGCAACCGCTGCACCCTGGATCAGCGACAATCCGTTGATGGTCGCCGGCTGCGGCGTGGTCTGGCCGATCGACATGTTGTCGATGGTGCCCGGCGTCGCACCATTGTTGGACGGAGGCGTGAACGGGAAGACAATGTCGCCGATCGACGTGAAGAAGGTCGTGTTGGCCGCAAGCGCTGCGATCGACGAGGCGACCAGCACAGCGGCGACGGCAAGAGCTTTCGAAAAGCGCATGATTGCGGTTCCTCGTTTTAGGATTTGACGGTGTAGTCGACGGCGTTCAGAAGATTGCCGGAATCGATAAGTGGCTTTGTCGAAGCGCCATAATTTGTGAGACCAGCCCTAACGCGCGCGCGCGCTTCTTCGACGACAGTTCTGTTGACGACAAGGTTCTGATCGTTGGACCTCATGCCTCGCAACATCACCGTGACAGGGCTAAGCGCAGGCTCCATGGTGTCGATGATGGATTGCTGAAGCTGGCCCTTGATACCTTCTCCGGTCTGGCCGAGCGTCTTGGCTGCATCAAAATCGTTTTCTTTGAGAAGGTTGCCGACAGCTTTGGGCCATTCTCCGGACTTGGCCGCGATCATGTTGCGGAAAAAAGGACGTGGCGGAATATTCGCTTTCGGAGCTCCGAATTCCTGGATAGCAGCAATCATCGGAATCGACGTGCCGTCCGGCTCTGTGCTTCCTTCCAAAAATCCAACTTGAAGCGTGGCACCTTTTTTCACGCGCGCGGATATTTTCGCAAGCTCCGCGGCTAGTCGGTCGCCGCCGCGGATTGTCGCCATCAGTCGGCGGCGTGGTCGGCTTCGGTGTGCGGCATTTCCTCGGCGGGTTGCCCCGAGCTCGCCGGATCAGTGGATCGCTGCTCGAGCGTGGCATCCGTCGTAGTGTCTGCGGTTTTCAGTGCCTCGCCAGTATTTTCTTTCGGATCGTCAGCATTGTCCGTCGATATGTCGGTGGTGTCGTCCGCCTTCGACTCGGTCACGGGCTCTGCCGGGGTTTCCGGCTCAGACTCGCTAAGCGAAAGAAACTCTTTCATCTTCGCGATGATCGGCTCCGCCATCTGCTTGAAGGCGACCAGATCACGCATTTGACGGTGCATCACATCGAGATCCATGTCGCTCTCCGTTGAACTGCGGCGTTATCGCCGGAAGAAACCAAAATTGGGGAAGCCGAGAAAGTTCGGATTGGCGTTCGCGCCGATCGGCGGTGGAACGTAAAACGCGGTTCGGTATTTCGTCGTCGCTGCCCAGAAGGCCGCACCGTACGGCGTTTGATTAAACCAGGCTTCGAGATCGCTGGTCGGCTCGGTATAGACGGCCTGCACCGACACCGATCCCTGCGAGGCGCTGTTGATGCGGCCGACAAGATTGTTAGGCGGCTGTCCACCGACCGAGGCGAACAGCTTGGCGATGTGCGCCGTGACCTGGTTCAGCAGTACGGTGCGCTGAAACAGATCGGTGATCGGGCTGCACGCGGTATTGTCGCAGTAGAGATTGGCCCGGTTGAAATAGCTCTGCGCCTGCGGCTGCGTGACAGCCGAAAATTCAGGGTACTGAATCAGCCAGTCGGTGTACGAAAAAACGACTACACCGCAGGCCGGTTGGGTCACGCCTCGATGTTCCCGATCTGGGAGACATTCTCGTCGGCCGTCTTCAGCTTGAAGCGCGGATCGATCGCCGGGAGATCATGCGGATTGACACGTTCAAGGCCGGTCTTGATGCCCTTGCGCTCCTTCGCCGCATCCATCGCCTTGTCCGGTGCTTCATAAGCGAAGATCAGGCCGTTCTTGACGGCTGGTAGATCGCTGTTTTGCTGGCGCCATTCGTCCCATAGATCCTTCGGCACGCCATAGGTGATGGCAAAGCCGCCGACGACCTGATGCCGCGGGCCTTCGTTTTGAGCATGCGCGGGACCAGCAAGGACGAATTCCTTGTCGGTCTCAAGCCACTGCTGCACGGTACGCGTGGAACCCATGCCGACTTCGGTGACCTTCGACAGTTTGTGGATACGGCAGCGCATGCCATTGAGAACCTTGCATGCGACGGTCACGGTCGCGGTGCCGGTGACTGGTTTGACTTCGGCGAGAGCGTTCATAAAAAACTCCAATGAAAAAACCGCCCGAAGCGGGCGGTTCAATGCAAGATGGTGGTGACGATCAGATGCCGATCATGGTCGAGATCGCGAAAGGCTGACGGCCAATGAAGCCGTAAGCCCCGGACGTCATCTTCTGCTTGAACGATGACATGTCGGGCACGACGCGATGTGCCCGCAGCTTCTCGTTGAAGGCAAGCCAACCGGTATCCTGATTGCCGGGCTTGGTCGCGATGATCTGCATCATCTCGCCGGTGGCAACGCCTTGCGGATTCTGTGACGTGATCGCGCCGTACTGGATGGCGTTCTGGATGCGCAGGTTCGGATAGTTGTCCTTCAAAAGCGTCTTGACGTTGACGTTGAAGGAGTTGGTCGCGGTCAAGGCACCTTCGCGTGAAGGCGATAGTGCGATGACAATCTCGCTCTTGGTGTCGATATTGCCGGCCGACTGGTTGATGAGGTTGTTCACGCCGGCCTGGATGTCGGCGAAGATCTCGTTGGCGGTGGCGTTCGGTGTCGCACCATTGAGCCAGGAGAAGCCGCCATTGGCCTTCGGCGCCGGCGCGATCGCTGGCAGAAGGTTCGGATCGGTCTGGATGCCGTAATTCTGCAAGCCGGCAACGCCCTTGAAGTAGATCAGGTTCTCGAACTTGCCGAGCACGTCCGCGGCCGCACCCTGCAATTCGGCGGCCCATGCGATCTTGGCGAGACCGGCGCGCTCGAGCTGCAGCTCACCCCAGATGCAAACGGTCTGGAACAGATAGGGCTGGCGGGTTTCGAAGTTGGCGTTGGCCGTGGTCTGGCCGCCATTGTTCATGTCGCCGTACGACGTGACGTTGCCGCCGCGCTCGACGACCGGGAAGATCGCGCTTTCGGTGACCCACGTTCCCTTTTTCACTTCCTCGAAAATCTTGGCCGCATTGTTGTTGGCCTGGCGAATGCGCAGGATCTGCGGATCGATGATCGTGGTGAGGAACGCCGGGATGCCGCTCGACGGTGTGGTGACGAGCTGCGGCTGGGCGTCCATCGCCATGTGGAAGTTGTCGCCCCATCCCTTTTGCAGGAAGGCTTGCGCTTCGGGAAAGAAAAACCCGTCCTGCTCGTAGCTCGCAATAATCTGACGCTCATTCATGTGAATTCTCCATGTGCCGCGGCATCAGAGCCGAGCGAGGGGTTGATGGGTTATTGTCTCGACTAGCCGGGCGGCGTTTTGGTGATCGCGACGAGTTCGCCGGGAGCGCCGATGCCAGCCTGACTTTGGACCGCGTACCATGTGGTCTCGACGCCGGAGTCGACGGTGATGGTCTGCGCCGTCAGCGCCGAAGCCTGGAACTGATTGGTGAGGTACGTGCCGGCACCGCCGAGGCCAGTAAGGTTCGGGTTCTGCGCACCGGTGGCCGCGATCGACTGGTTGGCGCCAACACCGGATCCGGTGAGAAGATCGTTGAGTGCCCAGACACCGGTCGAGCTCGCATCCACGGTCAGGAACATCGCGTTCGCCGCGGTAATGGTCGAGGCGGTTGCGGCCGTGGCGGCCGGCCGATCGACCAGATAGGTGCCTGCACCGCCTGCCGTTCCCGTGCCATACGCAAGGATCGTGGTGCCGGTCGGGATGTTGGTGCCGGAAAGAGTCATACCCGGCGCGAAAACGCCGGAGGTGTTGGCACCGGTCAGCGTCAGGCCGCCGCCGGACAGCGTGAGCGCGGTGGAAGCCGCCGTCTGGCTGATGTTGACCTGATAGGTACCAGTGCTGCCAGCGGTTCCGGTGAGCTGCGCCACGATCTGCGTGCCCGGGACCACGCCGGCACCGGAGACGGTCTGGCCGACGCCGCCAGCCAGCACTGAGCCCGCGCCGACAGCGGAGACGGTAAGCACATTGCCGGCGATCGAACCCGTCGCAGTATTCGCCACGGGGAGCGCGCCGCCGGTCGAAGCCGAGACGATCTTCTGAAGCGTCGCGCCGGTCGCACTGCCGGAGGTCGGCGGCGTGCCGGCGGCCGCGAAACTGACGAGGCCTGTGGTGTTGTAGGCGTATGCCTTCTGCCCCGGTACCGACGTGGTCGGACCGTTGTTGCGGACATAGAAATCGCCGGAATTGAAGGCTGAGATATACGAGCCGCCGAGAACAACCTGCGAGGCATCCGGATAGCCGGGACCTGGAGTCAAGATGTCGGCGCGCAGGCCTTCACGTGCGATGAAGCCCGTAACGGGCCCCGCACCAAAACTGTTCAGGAAGGTGAAGGTGGGGTCGGCCCATGCGAAAGCACCGACCGTGACACCGGCTGGACCGGCAATGAATGCACCGACACCAGCGACAATGCTGTAGAGGTTGTCATTGGCAGATGCCCGATCACCTTCAACAGCGATAGCATTCTGCACATTCACGACGCGCGGGAATGACATGGTTAAGTCTCCGTGAGTAATTGGGTTGCTGACGGACAGCGCCGCCGGTTAACCGAGGTTGCGGATACGCAGCGGCTCGATGCCGTTGGCCTTTTCGAATGCGGCGCGGTCGGTGATGATCGCGGCGTCATGGGCGAGATGAAGGTTAGGCTTGGTGGCCGCCGTCTTGGTCTGCACCGCCATGTCGACGAGTGCGGGATAGGCGCTCGGATCGACGCCTTCGGTTTTCACACCGGCGTGCTTGAGCGCCGCGGCATAGATCGCATCCGCACTGTCAAGGGCCGTGGAGACCTTGCCGATCAGAGGCTCGACGGCGCGCTCCGCGATGCGGATGCCGTTGAGACGCTTCATGGTGTTGGCCTCGGCGCGCTTGGTGGCCGCATCCTCGGCGAGCTTGATCGCCGCATCCATTGCCGGCTTCTTCACCATGTCCTTCTTGTCCTCTTCTTCGTCCTTGGCGTGCTTGTCGGCGGCCGTCTTTTTCTCCGCCTCTTCCTTTTCCTTTTTCTCGCGCGCTTCCTTTTCCTCCGGCGTTTCGTCCATCGCCTTCGGCTTCATCATGGCGCAAGCCTTCTCGACATCGTCGTCTGCCATCTTGCCCTTGAGGAAACCGCGCATGGCCTCGACCGGATCGGCATCCATTCCGGCATCATCCGGATCGACCATATTCTCGTCGTCTTCCTCGTCTTCAGCCGGCTCGACTTCCTGGAGCGCATCGATGAGGTCGACGAGACCTTCGATGTTCGCATCCTTGGCAAGCTTGCCCTTGACGAGCGTGGTGACGCCGCCGACGACAGATGCCTTCTTCTCGGCGAAATTCTTGTGGGTGAGGCCGGTCAAAACCGGACCAAGATCGATCTTGGCGTCCTTGGCCAGCTTCGGCTTCAGGAACACCATCAGCGCGCCGTGAGCGACGGAAGCCTTGCGGGAGAGCAGAGCCTTGGTCATGTCAAATACCTCTTCAAGTTTCGGGATTGCGGAATCCGCAACGACTACATCGCCGCCAGTGCGGCCTTCCTCTACGAGACACAAATGATTGCCAGTGATTTCCGTCATGCGCCCATCGAACGCTTCGCCATCTGGCGTCGTGCCTGGCGTCATGTCCGCGACGTAGCGATAGGCGGGAGAAAGTTCTTTTTGTCTTTCCGACTCGATGAGATCGATGCCTTCGCGCGCCCACACCGCGATGCTGTTGCGAAGGTACGGCGCGACGAATTCGGCCTCGCTGCCGGTGGTGCCGACAACGATATCGGGCTGGTGATCGTCGGCCGAAACCGGGATATGCTTGATGAGAAGCTGGATGTTGTTGAAGGTCGGCGCGGCCTTCTTCAGTTCTTCCGGGTCGCGATAGAGTTGATAGATTTTGTCCGGGATCAGGCCGAGCTTGTCATAATCCGGAATCTCATTGCCGAGATACGGGCAGACGTTGGCCTTGCTGATGTTCGAAACGGCGATGTGCATCCGCCCTTCGGCGTCGAAGGAGCGGACGGATTTGCGATCGAATGCAATGGCGCGATGATCGAGCGCCGGATCGGCGCGGTTCATCTGGAACCGCTCGCACCAGTATTCCGGATCGATGGCGCCGGCGACGATCTCGCAGGCGTCCGGCTTTTCGAAATGAACGCAGTTCTTGCAGCGGTCGCTGCCTTTGCCGGCCGAATAATCGACCGAGGACTTCTCGACCTTCGCATCGTCGGCCTCAACGAACTCCTCGCCGACTTTCTTCGGAATGCCGAGGTTCGATTTGCCGTGAGCAGCGGCCTCCATCGCACGATGTTGAGCGGCAGAGGTCGACGGATCGAAAGCGAAGTTGTCGAAAGAAAAGGCGCGATCGAACGCGAACAGCGGCAAAGAAAGCTGTTCCATCGGTCGCACCGTATTTTTGTTTCAGAGAGACTTCGTAATCAGGACGTGAGGTGGCACATTCCTGCCGAAAGCATCGCACTGGATGGCGAAGTCGATCTTGAGGCCCGCCGCGCGCGCCTTGTCCATGATGCGGCAGATTTCGGCGAGCGGGCCTGCGATTTCGGCGCGTAGCTCCTGCGCGATGACGGCTTCGGTGCGGAGCTGCGTGACGCTTTCAATGACTGTCTGCATATGGTACAAGCCAATTTCCTGAAGCATGGGTGAGCGCAAGCTTGACTTGCGGGCGGTTCAAGCGCTGCCGCTGGTTGAAACCCTCTGGTGTACTAGCAGCCGTCGAGATCGTACACGATCGCCTGAGACGTCCGCCGTAGGTTCGAATCCTACTGCTTCGGGAGTTTTCCCTCAGTAATCCACGTTCATCACGGCTCCCGGATCGCGGCGATCGCGGCGAGCACCGTCGATGGAATTTCGTTCTTGTCGAGCTTGAGCTCGGCATCCTTGATGCGGCCCAAATCCTGCGTCCCGGCCGCCGGCGCATCGAGCAGTGCATCGAGTTGTTTCAGCAGATCGTCCATTTCCGGCGTCGCGGGCTTGATCTCGGTGATGCCGGGCTTGTCCTTCAAAATCTCCCGGATCGAGGCGTTGCGAGCATCGCCGACCGCCTTCTCGACCGTGGTCAGGATCGAAATATCGTTTGCGATCTTCAGCCGCAGTGTCGCGCTGCCGAATTCCCAAGGCTGCACCACGACGGCGTCACCTGTGGCCTGCTTGATGATGACCTGGTGGCCGTCGAGACCGCGGAGACCCTGCAGGACCTCAAGCGCCTGCCGGTTGGTGATCTTGTCGGCGGCGAAAGCGGAAGAGGTGAGGGCGATGGTGGCGAGGGCGATACTGACTGAACGAAGCATCGGTACTGTTCCTTGGTTGGTGGTTAGGTTCGGACTCTAGAAATTTCTGGCTCGTCTTTGCTCTGGCAATCAACGGCGCGGCCATTTCGAATGTATCCGTGCCAGCACTTGCCGCAATTAATCGACGGCGTGAATGTGGGCTTCTCGCGATTGCCGTCCCACTCCCATTGCGCGATGCCGCCGTTTTGTCCTTGCGGATCGCGCTTCAGGTCAGTCTTCCCGACGATCACGAGACCGAAACATCGGCGATCATACTTCGGGCAATTGAAGCTGAAGGTTTGTTCTACCCCAATGGCAGCATCAAGATCGTCGAGACGATGGAATTTTACTTTCGCATCGCTCATGAGAAACCCTTTACAACCGCACGGCTTACGCAGCGACACCCAGGCTCGACACCAGCGAAGACGTAGCGCTTCACAGCAGGGTCCCACATTCCTTGCTCTGTCTTAAAGCGCTTGCCGCTCATCGCGACGTGAGTCGGTCTGGGATGCTTACCACCGCCGGAGTGCATCCACTGACTTTCGTCGAGACCTAGTTCAAGGCGACGCGCACGATCCATCGAACTCGTAGCCATGTTGTTCTGCGACCTGGCAATGAACGCCGCTCTCCGGCGCGTTACGCCGTGATGCTCCTGCAACTCTTTCGCCAGCGTGCCGAGATCGCGGCCGGTCTGCACCGAGCGCATCACCGAGCCCTGCACCTGCGTCAGGTATTGTGCCGGAATCGACTTGATGAGCTCGACGTTAGCCTGGATCGTGGCGCGCAAAATATCCTGTTGCGCATTGGTCATCCTGAATTCGACCGTCAGACCGGCTTCCTTCAGGATGTTCTTGAGCACCGTCGAAGACCGCTTCTCGACGGCGGTCGCGAAGTAATCGGCCAGCTTCGGTGCGGCGTCGTTAAAGCGCCGTTGCCACCTTGCCGTCAGCTTGCGGATCGCGGCGCGGAGTGCGGAAGCGGGCAATTCGTCGGAGGCTACGCGCGGCTCGTTGGCTTTGTAGGAAGCCTGCAACCAGTAATCGACGCTGTTCGCCATTTCCTCGATCAGCGCGTCGAGCTTCTTGCGATAGGCCGCCGTGATCCCGGCGTTCGGCCTGACGGGCCGGAGAATCTTATCGTTCGGGTTTTTCGGCCGGGCTTTCAGCCGAAATTTCGACCGCTTCGTAGAAGTAGCCATCCCGAATTAACCCATGCCGCATGCCGATGGCGTCAAGTTCGTAAGCGTTGGCGGTCTGCCAGTCGTTGGTTGTTGCGACTTGGAAAATGCGCGAGCGGAACGAGGCATCTGTCTCTAGCGGCTCGCCATTGAGAACAAGCCTTCCGGAGGACTGCAGAGTGATGAGATTGTCGGTCATGTCGCCGATAGTATCCGAAAGGTCGAGACCTGTCAGCAGTTCCGCAAGCGTGAAATCGATCATGCCGCGTGATAGCAACCGAATGTTTCAATTCGGTTTCACGCTACCTTCTTTTCGCCGGCGTGGGCTAGCTTTGCGTCCGGAGCATCGCGCTCCGGCACATCCTCGCCGCCAGCATCATCGTCATCTTCATCGGGCAATTCCGGCAGGTCCTCGACCTCGATCGAGGCGTAGCGGCTGTTTTCCTCGCCCGCGACCGTGGCTCTGACCTCTTCCTCGCTCAGGATGCCGTGGTCGACATAGGCGCAATCGGTCTCGGCATCGATCTTGCGGACCTCGGCTAGCGCCTTCTCGTCGAGCGACCAGAGCGGTTCCCATTTGAAGGTGATATCGGGATCGATCGCGCCGTATTTGTTCATCTGGATGACGTTGAGCAGCGTCCGCAGGTTGGGCGTTCCGATCCGCTCCTGCTTCGATTCGATCGAATCGTAGAACACCCGGATTTCGCCGTCGCTCGATGCGTTGAGGCCCGTGGGCTGGATGCCGAACATCTTGACCAGCGGGATACCGGCAATCGAGGCCATCTGCTCCTGCGCCTGTGCCTGCAGTGCATCGAGGCTGCCGAGCGGTGCGGCTACGTTCTTGAGATCTTCCTTGTTCTTGTCGGCGATGAAGAGGCCGAGGTTGTCGCGGCTGGTATTGTAGACCTGTCCACGCAGCGCCAGCGATTGTGCGCCGCCGGGCAGCATCATCTGGCTCATGTCGGTGAGCAGCATCATCGTCGAGAAATTGTGCGTGATGTTGGAAACCGACTGCCGGGTCCGCAGCCAGTTCTCGACATAGGGCTGCATCAACTGCGTCAGCGAAATACCACCGAACATATAGGCGGGCTTCAGGATGTCCGGCACCGGACGCGAGATGAAATCCAATAGCCGGCTCGAGTGTGTCTCGGTGCCGAGCAGATACCAGGTCTGAGGACGATAGAAATCCGGCACTGTCGGATCGCTGGTGTTGTAGTTGTTCGGGTAGCACCAGATCGGCTCGATGACGCGGATGCCGACAAGGCTGTCCTTTTCGATATTTCCTTCCAGCACCAGCGGCGACATCCGGTCGACGTTCTTGCCGAAGTCTATATAGATTTTGCCGACGCCGAAGAACTCGTCGATCTCGAAGGCCTTGCGGAAGCTCTCCTGGACGCCGAACCGCTTCAGCTCGGCCTCGATCTCCTTGATCTTCTCGGTTTTGTCTTCTTCGCTGGTCGAGATGATCTTGACCCACTTGCGGGTCATTTCCTCGGCGATGATCTCCGATGGCCTGCGAAACTCCGGTATCTGGGCGAGATCGGACAACAGGGCATAACCCATGAAGCCGTAGCCGTCCCATTGCTGGGCTTCGCCGAACCTCATGACGGCCGTGATCTGGCCGTCCATTGCCATCTTCGGCGCGCCCGATGGCGAAACACCGGGGAACGGCTCCGGTAGTTTCAGCGAGCGGATGCGATTCGGTTGATCCTTGGCGCCCTTGACGAAGGCGAGCACGGCCTCGAGTGAGCGGACGCTGAAGGGGTCATCTTTCGGTTTTGCAGGTGCGGCAGCAACCGGCACCGGTGCAATCGATGCTCGCTTGAACCATGACAAGATCGACATCAGCGGCGGCGTGTCAGCGCGGCGAATTCGGCCGCGAATTCCGGAGAGATAACCATTGGGACCTCATCCGGCTCGGCAAATGTCAGCACCAGCGCATCGGCATAGTCCGGGCTCGAAATACCGCGGCGCCGAAGCGATTCTTTTTTCTCGATGACGATCTTGCCCTTTTCGTTTCGTTCCCACTTCACAAGCGAGAGCTGAAGGCAAAGAGCATCGCTGTCCTGGTCGCCGCTCGGCAGCGCGAGAAGATCGGTCGCGGCATGCCGCTGACCGCCCGGCTTGCCCTCGATGAACAGCATGTGTTCGTGGGTTCGCTGTAACGCGGTACGGCAGAGCCACCAGATTTCGGCCTTGAGATTGCCGAACATTTCCTCCGACGTGCGGCCATCGGGCCACATCCGTTCCGAAGGCGGCAATCCGGTATTGACGGGCGCGATCGTAAGACCAGCGATCGGGTTCTTCATAAGCGTCGAGGAGACGCCGGCGCCGACGCCAGGCGCATCGAAGTTCAGGCGCTTGACCGCACTGTCGCGCGCGATGTCGAGCATCCAAAGCGCGGTGTCGGTGGTATCAGGCTCGCCGCGGGATTTCGGAGTATGGACGACCGCTCCGGATCGAACGATAGAGATGGATTTGGCTTTGCCGGCGCCGACGTCGCCGCCCAGCACGGCAAAGGCTGAAACCGCAATCTTCGGCTCAAAGCGCTGGATCCGCTTGGCGCTCTCAACCCAGGCCGCGGGAATGCAGACACCCTCGACGGATGCCGTGTAATCGATATCGAATTCGGACGCCCATGTCGTGGGATCGGAGAAGCTGGCCTGTTTGGCTTGCGCCCATTCCTCGGTTTTGCGGGGATCGTCGCGCCAGTGCAAACGAAAGATTTGTTCCGGTTTCAGGATCGAATGCCGCTTGCGGGCAAAGAGATTGCCCATGCCGTTGACGGAAGAAACCCACACCACGCATTCGGTGTTGCCGGACAGCGCCTTCTCGACTTGGTCGGCGTTTGGGATGCGTGCCGCCTCGTCGAGGAAGTAGACCGTCGATCGCCCGCCACGGCCCATGTTCTGGCCGCCTTCACCGGTGATCGTCGATCCGTTTTCCGGGTTGACGATCCGCATGTAGTTGTCGTGCTGACCGCGACTAAAACCTTCCGGCAGGAGCTCGGCAGGTAACCGATGCAGCATGATCCGCAGCTTCTCGAACAGGCTGTCCGGATTGTCCTTCTTGTCGACGTCGTCGACGCTGAGCGAACCGAACGTGGCCTTGAAGCCAGGTTGATATAGCCAGAACCACAGCGAGACCGCCGCGCATATGTACGAAGCCCCGACGTCGCGGCTTTTCTCGATCAATCCCTCGGCGCTGCCGTCGATCCGGCTTTTCAGCCAGACCACCATCTCGCGCTGGCGCGGCCATAGTTTGAACTGAAGAAATGCTCCGCCGGGCTTGCCGATCAGGCGCGGATCGTAAGTCCACACCCAGGAATCGAACCAGTGCAGGATGTCGGCGGCACAACGCGCCTTCTCTGCCTTCCAGCCGCCCTCCTGGCTTTTAGCCTCCCGCCTCGCCCGCTCCTGGTGTATTGCCACCAGCAAGTCCGCCGGCGGCGGCAAGCGCGGAAGCAATGCGTTCAAGCTGGTCGATCTGGTCATTGGTCAGCTTACTGAGGTCGATCGTTTGGACCGGCCCGCCATTCTTGCCGGTCAGCTCCACGTTCTGCTTTTCCGAGAACTTCAGGATCATCTTGGTTTGATGTTCCCAGGCCCTCTCTCCGACAGCGTCATCCCTCGCCATGAATTCGAAGCCGCGGCGTTTCACGAGCGCGCGGCCGTTGGCCTCGCCGTCATCCCAGAGCGTTTTCCAGGGATCTTCCCTGATCTTGCGCAGCAGCGTCCGCTTGGAGAGGTTGAGTGCCGCCGCCATCTCTTCGACGGTGAAGTGGTAGGCGCAGAGCTTTTTGAAATGTGCCAGATCAATATCGGCGGGTGGGCGGCCGATGGCCATCAGATCACCTGAACGCGCGCGGCCTTCTTGCCGTTGCCCTTGCGCGGGTTGTCGACGACCTCGAAGCTGACGCGCTCGTCGGGAGAAAGCGTGAGACGGCCGTCGTCGTTGCAGCGGCCGGGTGCCTCGAGATCGGTGCGGTGGACGAAGTATTCCGGGCCTGCATCCGACAAAATAAAACCGAAGCCGCGATCATCCTGGAAGAATTTTACTTTGCCTTGCATACGCGACATGGCTCAGGCCGCCTTGAACAGCTTCGCACGAACAGCACAATCTTTGGCTTCGAGCAGTTTGCGCAACGCCACGGTGCGCTCCGGATTTTGCGGAAGGGTTGTCACGATCATCTGTGCGATGTCGTGGAAAGGAGCGCTGACCTCGGCGAGATGCGGAGGCAGATGGTCGTAGCTGAAGAACTGCAAAAGATAATCCACGGCGTACTCCACTGACTGAAATGAAAGCGGCCGCTCCGGGTGAGGGAACGGCCGCAGTGATTGCGCAGCTTTCATCCGCCTACGACGGGCAGGCCACGGTAGGGCGTGGCGTGCCGCTGCGCGCACTCGCTAGACTATGTCGGTAACCTTCAATTGACGGGCTATTCGCTCTGCTGCGACGGCAACGGGCTCTATCAAAACGAGGTCGCCCGCTGCGGTCAAAATCTGGCTTTCTCCCGGATGGAAGTGCAGATGCCGACGGCGTCCTGGTTCAGAAGTTTCCAGTTGCGACTGAAGAAAATCGCCTCGCTGAAGTCGGTCATCGCCGTCGAACCAAAGGCATTTGACGAGGTAGTCGACTATCCGGCCATCGTTGATGACGCGGTAAGAACCGACTGAGGTCATTCCCGGGCCGCCGCTCCTGAGCGCGACAATCTGGCCTTCGGAAAACTGCTGCTCGACCGACATGGTGCACGCCTACTGACTGGACTGAATGATTTTCCGCTTCCGCCGGTGATCTTCCTTAAGCCGAGCTTGCGCTGGTACGCCTTGATGCAGTTGGCGCCGACGCCGGTTTGCAGAGCCAGGATCGCGGGATCGACGCCGATCGCCGATCTCAACTCGGCAGCCAGCTCGGCGGTCTCGTAATCTTTCCGAAACATGCGGGTGGGCGATCTCGTCGACATCCACCAGTCGCTCACGCGACGAAGATTCCGACCAGTACAACGATCGCGACCGTGGCGGCGATGACGGCAAGCGCCCAATTTTCCTCGGGCTGATGAGGGTCGCCTTCGTGCCAGAACCGGTGCGCGGTGTCGCGGAGGCCGAAGTTTCGCATCAGAAGCTCTCCGCGTCATGCACGGCCTGCACAAGCCGGAGAATGAATTCGTCGGCGTGCGCACCGCTGCGATCAGTTCCCGGACCGACAGGCCAGCCGGGTCCGCAATGACGATCCCACCAACTTTCGCGGTTGGCCTCGTACCAGACGCGAACGCGGGTCGCGATCTCGTCGCCTCTCGCGGTCGGGTCGCCTTGGCGCGGCATGCGGCTTACCAGAATTTGACGATGAAGTGCACTGCGACGAAGGCCCACGCGGCCAGCACGACGATGCCGCTCACGACAAGGCCGGCCACCATGCGACGGTAGCCGCGCCGTGATCGTTCGAAAGCCGGCGAGACGTCGTCGGATCGAGGCATCAGGCCGGATCCTTGGCCGGCGCGACGTAGGGCGATTTGGCGAAGGGCTCGACGTTCCCAACGGGCGCCCACGCGAAAAACAAAAATCCGAACCCGAAGAGAGCCAGGTTCGCCAGCCACAGGTCGGCAAGCGGGTAGCGCGGTTTCCGGCGATCGGCGAGGCAGATGATCTCGGCGGACATCAGTTCGCTCGCTCGTCTCGTTTGTCGAAGATGTGCGTCACCTTGGCCAGCCGCGCCCACGCATCCAGTTCTCGATACCGTAGATCGTGAACCCCGAGGTCACCACGATGGCAAGCCAGTCCGGAAGTGGATGAAATACCCAAAAAGTCACAGCGGACCAATCTTTCGCGCGCGGCGTGGTGACAGAAGGAAGCGGCTTGGCAAGGTGGTGGTTGTTTAGCTCTCGGACTAAATTTAGCTTCCCGGCTAAACGATTCTAAATTTGGCTTTGCAGGAAACTATCCGTCGGAATGTCGGATTGTATTTGCTTATCGAGCATTGCAAGCGCCGTTAAGGCGCGCGAGCATGGCTCTCACCAAAGCCATCAGTTCCGTCGGAGGTCCTTGTTGGCTTGGGGAGACTTGCTCGGTGTCTCGGGAGCGCTCGCCTTGTCGGCTCGCTCCCTGTCGGCCGGTGTTCTTGGCCGCCCGGACACACGTGTAGCTCCATGTCCGCGGGCGATAGAGCGGCACCCGTTTCTGTGATGTCAATAGACAAAAGAGACATTTTGGGAGACATTTTGGACTAAGTCGTTGTCATGAATGGGAAACAAAATTTCCGGGGACATCGCGAAGACATCGCAAAGAGACATAAATGTCTTCGAGTTTTAACCGAAATTAACTTTCACTCCCGAATCAAAGCCCGTTCGATTTCTGCGCGGCGAGCACGACAAGAGACCGTGTGAAAGCGTCGAGGTGACACTGGTATGGCACGGCCTTTCGACCCAGCGCGACCTGCGCCTGCCGGTAGATTTTATAGTCGCGGTTGACCTTCGTGAGCTGGCCGGACTGGCGCATAACTTCGACCTTCTCAACCATCTCTTCGACCACCTTTTCGGCGTCCGCCCGCACCTCTTCAGCGGTCCTAAACTTCGCCCCGAGTGCGGCCGCGGCGTTGACGACCTCGTCGCGGAGCGCGGCGGGCGTGAGGTCAACCCATCCTTCGGGGCATTGCGCCATGACCAGCTCGGCATGCTGCGGCTTGGCAAACCACAGAGCATCAAAGGGATTTTCGTTAGGTACGGGACCGACACAGAGGCCTGACTTGTCGTCGTGATCGACCAGGATCGAGACAACACCGGCATCGAGGGCGCCGATATACGCCTTCACCAATTCATCGCGCTTAGCCATGCACCGAGATAATCAAAAGCCGTTAATATTCCGCAACTTCTATGAAACCGGCACCTTGCGCGCGATCAGCGTCGTCGTGACGACACGAAGACCTGCCTGCCATTGCTGGTTGAAGCTGGCATGATCGATGCCAAGCGCCAGGCAGCGGCGGCGGATGTCGAACTTCAGCGCCGCCCAAAGCGCGCGCTGGCTCAAGGAACGGGCGACATCGGGCCGGTCCGCGAGATATTCGAAAGGCCAGCGAAGGGCTTGCTCCATGCGGGTGACTTGCGCTGCGGTCGCCGGGATCCGGACCCGGTTACGGTCCTCATGGAGCTTGTCGATCTCGCCGCTCTGGTAGAGGTCGATCCAGTCCTTGTTCGTCAGCCGCTCCTGGACCACCGTCGGCATGCCGTTGCCGTATTGTTTGGGGCCCGCCGCGGCCGGCTGGTTCGCCAGCACCAGGAAGGCCTCCTCGAGGCGGTCGAGGACATGCACCGGCGTCCAGGTAGCCGGAACCTCGCGCGCGGATCGCCGCGTCAGAAGCGATGTCCCAGACCTGCCGACGGCACCGAGGAGGTGCTCCCTCAGCGCCGCGTCACCGTCCAATTCAACAAGCGCGGAAAGCCGGGCGCGCTCGATCGGAGACATTTGGGACATTTCAAGAGAGACATTTTCCGATGAATGTCCCCACATCTCTGATTTTCCTTTTATATCAGTCATTTGCGATAAAATCCACGGCCTGAAAAATGGCCAGAGAGACATCCCGATTTCGGGCTCGGAGACATTTTCATCGCGGTGCGAATTCCTGTTCTGGGAACTCTTCCTGCCCGGCCGAAACCTTGGCCGCCGACAGGTTTCCCATGTCGAAAGGGACCTCGACGTCGACAGTGGCGCGCCCCGTGAGCCAGACGTAGGGATTGATGCGGCCGATCACCTTGAGCGAGTACAGCTTCTCGCCGGCGCGCTGGACGGCCTTCTTGACCGCGGCGTCCTCGGCTTCCGAAGAGATCGCCCGGTAAGCCAGCAACCACCATTTGTACTCGACGACCCTTGTTATCGAGCGGTGTAGCTTCAGGGCCGGCGGGGGCGCCACGCCGTGTTCTACAATCGCGTCCTTGAGCGCGGTCAGGATGTTCTTCTGCTGGTTCGTCAGGTTGAGTGTGCGGTCCTTGGCGCTACCGGCGACCTTCAGCTCTAGCTTCCCGCCTACCTCGAGCGTCACACACGACGTGATGGGCTTGCCGTCGATCGCGCGCCGGCCGATCTCGACCTGCATCAGCTCGAAATTGATCTTGGCGCCGTCCTCGTCATCCTTCTGTTTGTCGAGCAACGCCGTGCTCATCTTGGCTTCCTCGTCCTTGGTGACGAGGATGACCTGGTCGACGCCGGCATAAACCGAGGTGTGACCGCGCAGCTTGGTGCCGCCGGCATTCATGTGGTGGACGAGGCAGACATGACAGCCCGGGACGGCCAGGGCGATGCGATCGACATTGGCCATCACGGTGCCCATGTCGCGGCCGGAGTTCTCGTCGGCCATCCCGGAGGCCTTGGCCAGCGTATCGATGAACAACGCCACGATCGGCATGCCGTACATCTCGGAAATGCCGCGGACCTCTGCAATCAGCTTTGCGGTATCGCCGTCAGGGCTATGGATGTCGACCTTGGATTGCAGGATATAGACAGGGACGCGCTTGTCCTTGGGAAGCCCGAAGTGCTGGCGCCAGGCCCGGAACCGTTTCTTGATGCCGCGGCCACCTTCTCCGGCCTGATAAATGACAAGCCCGGGGGTGAGTATCCTGCGGCCGAAGAACGACATCGCGGTTCCGATGCACATCGCCAGGTGGATGGCAAGGAACGACTTGCCGGACTTGGAGGGACCGCCGATCACAGATTTGTCGCCGACAGTGATAAGCCCATCGACGACATGGGCATGTTCGGGGCCCGGCTCGTCGAGCTGCTCGAAGGCGATGCCTCCGAATTGGGAGACGAACGGCGCCGGTGCCGGTTCCAGATCGTATTCATCCTCGACGTCACCCTCACGGTTGGCCTGCGAGCGGACCTGGGCAGCAATCGTGCGGGCGAGGTGCGCGGCATCTGGCGCCATCGGAGCCTCGGCTACCAGCATCGCCACGTAGCGGCCGAGCGGATAGCCGTCGAAAACCGGTAGCAGCGGATCCCCGCCGGCGGCATCCATCAGTGCCTTCAAACTGATCGGCTTGCCGGTCTCGAACGGGATGGCCGCGATTGCCGTGAAAAGTTGCTTGTGGATCGGCTCCGCGAAATGATCGACCGTGACCTCTTCCTCGACGGCCGCGATCAATTCGGGCTGGCTCGCCAGCATCCCGATCAGGGCGCGCTCGGCAGCCGATTCCTGCGGGAGAGGATCAGGCCTGACATCGATGACGTTTTCCTTGAGCCAGGCCTCGGCGCCGCCGTTTTGCAGGTTCTTGAAGCGTCGTATGAGATCGACATGATCGCCGCCGGTTTCATCTTCGAAGTCGAAGAAACGGCCGGTCGCAAGATTGATCGATATGTCCCGGAAACGCAGCGTGCCTTTTTCGGCATCGGCGCCGTCGGGCGCACCGAGGAGAGCGCGCGCAACACGCTCCGTCAATGCCCCTTCCTTGGTACGCAATACCGCCATTATTGATCGAGCACCGCACCGAAAAGCTGTTCTTGCGCAACTTCATCGACGATCCGCGCAATGAGATCCCGCGTCGCCATGCCACGCCGCCGCGCCTCTTGCGCGATAATCGTGAAACTCACGCCATGGATTCGGATTTCAACTTCCGTCGTCGTAATCTTGCGCTCCTCCCGCGTCGGAGGCGGCGGCAAGACATAATCCTGAGAACGCATCTCGATGCCGTGCTTCCGGCATATCAGCTCGACCGTACCGATGCTGCACCGCATGACTTCGGCGATCTCGGCAGGCGCCATGGTCTGGGCATGCAGCCTGATCGTGCTGACGGTGTGAGGGGTGTAGCGGAAGGCGCTCATTCAACGGCCGGTCCCGACATCGACTGGATCACCACTCCCTGAAATGCTTGAACAAGGCTCGATCCTGACGACATCACCGGTCGCGCTTAGCACTGAACCGGGTGGCACATGGTAATGGATATGCCTGCTAGCATCGCGGACGCCCTCGGCGTAGCTATCGTCTGTTGCTTTCTGGACCTGGTTGTCGAGATCAACCCAAGTCAGCGCGGCAGCGAGCGACATGATTTGGAGTGCTCGTTCGTAAGTGAATCCTTCGACACTTGCGGTCACTGACAAAAACTTATCGACCATATCCTTCGTGATCGTGCATTGGATATTTTGCTTCACAGATCCGCCTCCTTCGCCATGTTTCTTATTCTCTTGGCTCGACCCATTGCTGCGGCGGCCCGCACAATCCAGTTTTCAACAAGGCTGTTGAGAAGATTCCCGCGCCCATCACGTATCGGTCGTGCACTCAGCCAGCGAATGACTTCGGCTGCGGATACCGTCTCCATGTCTTGTGCGATCTCAAGCTCAATTTTCGCCGACTCGATATCGATTCTCACAACGCCACCACATTCGTTACTTCCGGCTCTCTCGCCGCAATCGCGCGCACTTCCGCCTCGTAGGGGATCAGCGCCTTCAGGAGCTCGAAGGCCTGCCCCAGCAAATCGGCGTGGTAATTCTTGTCGGCGATGACGCGAACCGGCACATAGGAAACGATGCCGAGCCGCGCCGTCAGTTTTTCGAGGTTCTTGGCCTCATCGCAGGCGATCATTGAATGGACGGCGACAGAAAACGCCATCTCCTCAAGATTGGAGCGTGCTAGATGCAGCTCGACGGCCATATCGGCCAGACTGACGACGTTGCTAGCCATGTGAATTTCCCCCATTCAACCCCTTCACGAAAATATCGGCTGCGTCGCGGATTCTCTTTGCCGGCGTCGCGTTGCATGGCCCCTTGATCTGCGAGATGACGTAGCGACTGCGGTCAAGCTCATATGCCGGCATAGTATGACCGGCCACAGTCATGACATAACGCGGGATTTTCTCGACGACGGACGGTCGCAGTTCCAAGGTGGCGACCCGTTTTCCGGAAGACTTTATCGAGTAAATCCGGGATGTGCCCCGTATCACGTTCGATATGTAAGTCGCCACGCAATGGCGCATCGCGGCACCTTCGAGGAAAAGGTCTTCGCCGGTTTGCAGAGCCGTAAACGTCAGTTCGTTGAGAGAGAGCGCTGCCGGAAGATATCCGTAATCGATGATGGTATCGAACGCGATTCCAGCCTTGGCCATTGCTTCGGCGGCACTGCTACGCTTGGCTAGCGATCGATGCCACTCTTCCTGAGCCTCCATCGCATTTTCGCGCGACCATTTAAGATTGAATTTATCGCGATTGGCACAAGCAAAATCCGCGAGATCGGGCGCGACCCGGCGGTCCGCATACGGAAGGTCCTTGAATGCGGACGCGGCCCAATCAAAAAACAACCCGGGTTCGGATTGACACCTGACGCTCATGTGGTCGAGCCAATTATCGAGAGCCCGAAGCCAATGCATTTGGGCCGGACCGCTTTCGGGAATGATCTGAGCAAGAGTCGATGGAGACAGGCGCGACAATCTGAAGACGACGGGCCAAAGTGTTGGCGATAGCGCGCCGGCCTTGATCTGGCGCAGCGGCAACGAAAGATCGTAGGCCTTCATCACGTCTTTGAGCCGGTCGCCGCGCCGGCAGAATTCAGCGATGCGCCCGGTCAAATGAGAGCGTTCATTGCGTTTTTGCGGCGTATAGCCTCTCGTCGCGGCGAGGACGATGACGGGAGCCTGATCGATATAGTCGATCGCATACCGATGTGCGGAGGCCATCAATTGAGCAACGGGCTGCAAGCCTTGGTTCGTAAACATCTTGCGCGCCCGCTCGCGCGCATCGGTCCGCCATGGGTCGTCGAATTCTGTGTCGATCATACCCGCTTCACCTTCGCCGGTTCGAACAACTGGAAATTTGAAATCGACGCGGCCTTGCTGCCGAAGTTGGCGCAGGCCCAATCCCACAGCGCGATTGCATCTCCGCGATTATCGTCGTGGCAATCTTTCGGCATGAGACCGAGCTGGTGGCAGCGCGCGACTACGGCGCGCTTGGTTTCTTCGCGATCACCTGTCCGCCCGACGCCCACAAAATGCTTTCTGACGGTTGAGTCCGCGATGTCGTCCCATGCGATTCCGTACCTGACGCAAACTCCTTCGCAGATCGCGTGATATCCGGCATGCGCGCGAACCGTGGCCTCGCCATTGCCGATCGAAGCGAAGGCCTGCAGCGCCAGCATCTTTTCCTTGATGACCAGCGCCGGCCGCTCGCGCTCGAATTGTTCGCAGAGAAAGGAGATCAGGTTCGCAAATGCAATATCGATGCTCTCGGATGGTTTCTTGAGCCGCACTGTTCCCGATACAGGCGCGTCACCGGGGCAACCTTTGGCGAAGCCAGAGGTGATGCCGAGATCAAGGCAGAAGATCAGCCCGGTGACGCGGTCCATTAGTGAACTTCGAACGTCGGCCTTGTTGATCCGATCGAGGCGGCTTTTTTGATATCCGCAGCTTCAGGCTCAAGCTTCGAAAAACCCTTTGTGGCAAGCGTCTCCTGACCCTCAGCAAAGCCTCTGACATGCTCGCGATGCGCTTCGGTGGTGTGGTGATGGGGATTGTCCATCTTCTCGCCAGCGAGGCCCTGGCGCTTGCCTTCAGCAAATGCGCGATCCGCAATCGGCGTTCGATCTGGCTCACCGAACAGCGCGCCTTGCGTGCCGATAGGGATATTAAGCCAGCGGAGTACGCGAACCTTGCGCTCCATATCGGCCTTCATCGCCGCTTCGCCTTCTGGCGTGTCGAGCGAGATCAGGTCCTTGATGTCTTGAAGGCCGGTTGCGCCGAGGTCTGCCTTGATGATCTTGGCGTAATCTAGCAGCGTCTTCGCTGATTTCTGCTTCGCGTCCAGCAGGAGTTCATATTTCTGCCGGTGCTGCTCGGTAAGGCTGTAGAGTTGATCGTCGCTCATGCTCTCGATCGTTGTCTTCGCCGCAGACTTCGGCGCCTTGTCCTTCTTTGGCTTCGCCATGATGGCTCCTCTGGTTGAAAACTATTCCGCCGCTTCCGCGACCATGTTCGATCGCCGCGCGCTGCGCGTCGTGCCGGCGCGGTCGAAGGCTTTGCGGGAGTGGAAGGGGCAGTAGGGATGTCCGGCCTGCAGGTCGGCTGAGGGATCGCCGCAGTACAGGAAGGCCTCATCGAGCGGGTCACCAAGCGGCCATCTGCACGTGGAATTATCCAGCGCCGTCATCTTGATGCCGGGGCCGTCCCATCGCTCGAAGTATTTTTCGGAAAGAACGGGGTGATTGTCGGCGGACGCGATCCTGGCGAGAATGTTGTGCGAGGGGTTTTGGCGAAGAGCCGGGGCGTGGCCGTTGCGAAGGCGGGGAGCGTCTTGAGGTCCGAGGAACGGTGTCCGCGATGGGCGGTTGTGGTTGAATGCCTTGTTCGCCAATCTCGTCTTTTTGGCTTTCGCCGCCGCCTTTGCAGAGGGGCTGTCAACGCCTTCTTCCCGGATAAGCTTGAGGCGATTTACTTTCCCGCATACCGCGGATCGTCCGCCGTCTCTGCAGTCGCCAAAGCATCCAAGTTCCGCGGCGACTTGCGATGCACTTGCTCCGCTGGCCCAGAGCTCCGTCAGTTTCGCGGTACGCTCCTGAGTCCAGACCTCATTGAAGTTCGTCATCCGGTTTTCCCCTGCGTTTTCGTAAGTCCGAAAGGCTTTCGTTATTCTCGACCGACTCGGAGAAATCACTCCACCAGCGCGATCGCGCTAGCCAAAGTTCCGCCCGTCGCTTGCAAAACCATGCAAGTCGATCCGAGAGATCGATGATGAAATTATTGAGCACCGGACTTGCCTAGCCCTTTCCGCAGAAGCCCTGCGGAGCGGCACTCGTGATGCTTACAGACCTAAATCGCCTTGTTCGTTTTCCTCGATGGCCTGTTGAAGGGCCTTCTGTTGCCGGCGCAATTCGGCCCGCCGAACGGAGCGCTTGAAATCGCGCCACCAGAGCGGTTTTGAATCGCCGATGATGTTTTCGAGGATCGCGAAGCCGGCATCGCTGCGGAGAAGGTTCGCGAGATCGTCGGTGGAGATCGAATATTTGTTCTCAAGCCAGTACTGGATCATGCGGTCGCTGGCGCGCGTCGCAAGGCGTATCTCACTGAGCGGCTTGAGTTGTTTGCTCCTGCAGAAGCCAAGCATGGCTTGCATGACTGAGAAATTCGTCTGCAAGCGGCTTTCGTTTTTTGACAACTGGCTTTCGTGCCGGTCCTTTGCGTTCTTCGCGGCCGTGATGCTGACTACGGGCATGATGAAAACCCTCAGTAACGAAGCGATAATGGGACCCGACGCCGCAAGCCGATTGGCCGGCGCGCGCATCCTGGTGATGGAGCGGTGCTTTCAGGCGCTGGTCGAGCAGATGATCGCGGATGGTTCCGATCCGGCGAACGCGGCCGCGGTGCTGCTCGAGCATCTGGTGGAGCGGATGGCGGGGAGAGTGGGGTCATGAGGGCAATTCCCTCAAGGTCGCTATGGCATCCGCGTAGAAATCCAGTGGCTGGACTTGGCCATGCGTGATGAGGAATATTTTCGCCATCACCGTTCGACGCGGTATCCGCTCGCCGGTTAGATATCTCGGAAGATGCCGGGGCTGGATGCCTATATCCGCGGCGAAGTCAGCATGGCCTATTTTCTCGGATGCCAGCCAGTCGATGAGTTTCATGAGGCCGCGACCTCCGCCGGCACCACGAAGAATGCCGAATCAGCCAAGGCGATGTCGCGATTCGCCGCCTCGGCGCGGATACGGGCCAGATCGCCGAGGCTGGGCTGGAAATTGCCACTTTCCCAACGGGAAACAGTGGCTTGGGTGACCCCGGCTATATCCGCCATCTCGGCCTGGGTGACCTTCAGGATATTCTTTCGGATATATTCGATCGGTCTCATTCCCTAGAAAATACGCAGACGCATAAAAATGTCAAACGAAATATGCGGCGAGGTATTTGATGCCGATTATGCGGTATTGCATAAAACTCGGATGGAGAACGCGTCAGAACTGCTGGAAAAGATAAAGCAAGCCACCGGCTGGAAACAGGCCGAGATGGCAAAGCAACTAGGTCTCAAAGAGGGGGCACAGTCCTACGTCTCTAGATGGATCAAAAAAGGTGCGAAGCCGGACCTGGAGAACTACCAACGAATTGTCGAACTCGCGGTGAGGTTGAGAATTGTCGATGATGGGATTAGCGAACTGGCAACCAACGATGGACTTAAAAATTTAATCACGCCGAATCGACTTGGCCCCTTACCTCATATCGAGTCTTCTGCCCGCGAAGATGTCCCTGAGAAGGACATGCACGGGGAAAGTGAGGGCCGACATGAAGTTGCGACAACAGACGCTGCTACTTGGGGATTACCAACTTCCTTTTTGAGAAACGAGCTCCAGATCGCTCCTGGAAGGACCATAATTGTCCAGGTTCGAGACGACTCGATGGAAAACGCCCTCTTCGATGGAGAGAGAGCAATCATCAATCTAGATCGAACCGATGTGAGCGGGCCAGGGATCTTCGCGCTATACCTCGATCACGGCAAAAGCCTTCAATTCATGCATGCCAGGCCGGCAGCTGGATCGCGAGGTCAGCGAATTCTATGCTCTTACGGAAACTCGGTATACGGGCAACCTTTTGAAGTACCTATCTCCGATGTAAAAATCGTTGGCCGTGTCGCCGGCAAGATCAGCAAGCTATGAGGATAGCGCTGACCACGGTCGCTGCCGTCGCTGTGCTGAACCTCGCCGCGGCGGGCCGCGCGCCCGCCCAGCCAGCAGCCGAGGGCTACCATGCGGTTTATGCGATGGCCGGCTACTTCCTGCGGGCCGGAGACGTATGCTCCTATCGCGCCAAAGAACTGATCGAAACCGGACTAAAATTCGTCAATTCGGACGAGCTCAAAACGATCGCAAAATCGTTTCCACAACTCACAGCGAAGTGGATGACGGAAGGTGCCGCGCACTTCAACGATGGCGTGATGGATACCGGCGTGCCTGGCGCCTGTGCGGCCGCTCGCACCGAGGCCTACCGGGCGCGACAGGCGATCGGCGCCAAGCATTAGAGGACCCGAATCACCCTCTGAGTGAATGTGGCGAATCACTTCCTCAAAAATCCAGTTCCGATCAGAATTGAGTAGCTGCCAAGCCCGTCAAGGGCGCTGGCAGCGTGCTCTCGGTGGTTGTATTTGAATGGGACATTCTCCTATTTAGATATGTCCTATTTGATGTCATAAACCAATTGGCACGGTATTTGCTATTATTTAGAATAATCTACTACTCTATCCCAGCAAAAGGTCGTCGCTTAAGGCTCCGACCTTACTGGTAGTCTATCTTGGAAAACGTACGCGCGCGCGACCGGCCAAAATAAATTATACCTCGACGCATATTCCCCGTTGACTCGCATATACGTCTGCGCATAGTGTCCCTCCATCGCCTTGGAGGGTTCGATGCATTCCCACCCCGACTTACAGCTTTTCCTCATCACCTCGCTTCTGGCCCTGATCGCGGCGCCAGGCATCGCGGTTCTCTCGCTCCTCATCGGCTGGGGGATCTGAGATGCTGGCCCGCGTCGAGATCGTTTCGCTGGACAACCTGACCGCCTTTGTCAGACCCGACCTCAGCTTCGACATCCCCGCCATCAAGGCCGATGCCAAGTTCCGCTACGGCCTGCGGCAAAGCTTCATCAACCGTTACGAGGGCGCGCCCCGCCGATTCTGGCAGCGCTCCATCGCCCGCCGTGTCCTTGCCGAGGCTTGGAAGCAGGCCCGCGAGCAGCGCCACCAGCTCGTATGGGCACAGATGCCGTACGATCTTCCGTTCACGCCTGAGGAAACCAAGCGCCGCGATGTCCTGCGGGCACGGATGGCATCGGCGCCGATCAGTGCGCAGGGCAATGCGGTACATGACGCCGCCGCCGCGGAATTCGGCGCGATCGGGCAGGCCGCACAACGCCGCGCCTATGACGCGATCCTCGCCGCTGCATCCAAACCGGAGCGCAACGCCGCCGTTCCTGAACCGCTGCGCTCGATCGTAAACACCTTTTCGGCGGGGGTTGGACGATGAAAAAACGCACCCACACTTTCGCGATCACCGTCACGTTCGACAAGTCTTGCTCGACTACACACGCGCTGCAGGAAGTCCGCGACACGATCCATGGTGAGTTCTACCCAACCCAGATGCACGACACTGATCCTGGAATCTATCGCGTCGGCAAGATTAAGCGCGTCCCGGTCAAGGCGGTGCCCCAATGACCCGCCTCGAATTCCGCAATCGCCTCTGCATCCTCCGCTCGATCGACCGTCACGAGCTGGTCGAGGCCGGCGCGATCGGCGCCGACGACTTCACGATGTGGAACACGTTCCTGAACAACCCGGAGCGGTTTTTCCTGCTCTGCGAAGATCATCGCGCGGAGAAGATTTGGCAAGTGATCGAGGGGCGGGAAATCGACTGGAACGATAACAGTCAGGCCAACAAGGCGCTCGGCGCCGGCATATTGCCGCCGGGGTATTCGACGAACGCTGCCGGCGCGCTGGTCGTTCCCGACTGTGCGCAGACCACAGCGCGCGGGCATCACCTTGCTATGGCGTACTACGACGAGGTCGTGACTGCCTCAGGCAAAATCCTCAAGTCGAGAGGATGTGCGTGATGCGCGAGCCCAGCCGCGATCCAATCACCGTCACAGACCATGCCGTGCTTCGCTACCTTGAGCGCGCGATGGGGCTCAATATCGAAATAGTGCGCCAGCATATCCTTGCGATCTGTTCCGGGGCGGCTGCTTTCGGTGCCGTGTCGGTGCGCGCCGAAGGGCTGCGATTTGAGATCGTCGGGACCAGGATTGTAACTGTCACTCCTGACGGTCTGGAGCCCAGCAGAACGGGTCAACGCCGTGCCCTCCAAGCGGGAGGGGCGAGTTGATGGCCCTCTTGTGCCTCGCAATCATGCTCGGTTTCGGCGGCGCCTGCGGCATCATCGGCTGGTGCCTCGGTCACGAGTCCGGGATGCGTAAAGCGCGCGGTCTGGTGAGTGATCGCGCAAACCTGATCGCAGCCATGGCTGATGCCGGTTGGCGCGGCGACGAAGCGCACGGCGACACGCCGACGCTGCCACCTCTTCGCGATCGCCGTTTCAGCGCCACCGATTACAGGAGCCGGCTGTCATGACCTTTTGGATCGCAATCGGTATCGCCGCGTGGCTGGTACTGCCTGTTCTGTTTTTCACGGCGGTTTATTTCAAGCCGCTTCCTCCAAGGAGGAGCCACTAATGTTCGACCGGATCATATCCGAGGCCATGCGCGCCGCCGACATCCGCGAGAAGGAATTCGACGCCGCGGTACGCAAGGCTGGTTTCAAGAGCCGCATCGAGTGGTTTTACCGAGGCGCGCCGGCATCCCTGATCGAAGCCTACAACGCCAGGGTTGCGGCGGAAGGAGCCGGCAAATGAGCGCTCTCACCCGCTTCATGTCCACAGCAACCGCCATCCTCGATCTGCAGGACCGCAAGGCAGAGCGCAAGGATCAGCCGCCGTTCTTCACGCGCACGACATGGCTGTTCGCGGAACTCGAAGACCTGGCCGAACCGGTTGAGACATCGATCTTCGAAGCGATCAAGGTCGCGCGCCATCGCCAGAACATCGATGCATGCGGCTGGCTGCTCAACCTGATCGAGTCCAGCAACGAAACGATCACCGACGGCCGCAAGCGTCACGAACGCCGGCAGCTCTGCAAGTGGATCAGGGAACAGATTGCAAGGGAGGCACAGTCGTGAGCGTGGAACGAATCCCAATCGACCCGGTTCGCGACCGCGCCACATGGCTTGCGCTTCGCCAGCACGACATCACGGCGTCCGACGTGCCGGCGATCTGTGGGGAAGGGATGTTCGGTTCCGCAACGAAAGTGTGGGCTGAGAAACTAGGTAAGGTCGGCCCGCAGGAAATGACCGAGGCCATGAAGCGCGGCCTATGGGGCGAGGCCGCCGTCTTTTCTGCCATCGAAATGGAATATCCAGATTGGGAAGTTCGCCGCGCAAAAGTCTATCTGCGCGATGCTGCGGCGCGGTTGGGTGCGACACCTGATGGTGCCGCCCTCATCCCTGGCCTGGATGGCGTCACCGTAATCCAGACTAAGGTCGTCGCCCGCCCGGTGTTTGATGCCTATTGGCGCGCCGACCCGGATGATGAATATAGCAAGATCGTTGCACCGCTCGGATACCAGCTTCAAACGCTGACCGAGGCCATGCTGGCCGATGCGGCTCGCGCCATGATCGTCGCGCTCGTCGTCGATACGTTCAAGTGGTCGCTTTACACCGTTCCACTCGAACGAAATGCCGCGGCTGAAACCGTCATCCGCGACCGCGTAGCGTCGTTCTGCGCGAACTATCTCGACACTGGCATTCAACCGCCAGTCGATCCGGAACGCGACGATGAGATTATGAAGTCGCTTTTCCCGCAGGACAACGGCCTTGAGATCGATCTCTGCGGTGACAACGAAATTCCGGCATTGGTCAATATGCTGGAAGTCAATCGCAACGCCAAGAAATTGGCGGAGCAGGACGAGAAGGTTTGCAAGACGGCCATTGCCGGGAAAATGGGCGATGCCTCCATTGCGCGTCTCGCTGACGGACGGCGCATCAGTTTCAAAACCCAGCATCGCGCCAGCTACGTGGTCGCAGAAAGCGATTATCGCGTGATGAGAATCCTGAAAGGAAAAGGTTGATGGCGACCGCTGCACGTAAAGTAGAAAAGACCGACAATCTTCCGCCACCATTGATCACGCGCGACCAACTCTCCACTGACTTCGTTCATTTGTTGAATGCGGTGACCGAGATCGAGGATTCAAGCAGGGGCGCGCCAGGCGTAGCCGAGGACGATGAGGACCTGGCGATCATCACCAAACTTGGTACCAACATCATCACGGAGCTCAAGCGGATTGAGGATACGCGCAAAGAACAGGTGCGGCCATTTTTGGACGGTGAGAAGATTGTCAACGATTTTCTCAAGCACGAACTGCCGGGCCGGTTGAACCTGATCAAGATGAGGCTGGAAAAGATCGCGACGGCCTATCAAAAAAAGAAGGCCGTGAAGGAGCAGGCCGCGCGTGATGCCATTGCGGAAACAGCGCGCAAACAAGCCAAGGAGGCTGCGGACAAGGTCACGCAAGCCGTGCGGGCCGGCGACGTGCAGGCCGCAACCACCGCCGTAAAGCAGTCCGATGCGCTGACGGCATTTGCGAACAAGGCTGCGGCCTCAGCAGCAGCACCAACCAGCGCACTCGCGAAGGTCACGACCGAAGCTGGTACCGCCTCGCTCGTCGATAACTGGACCTTCGATGAGTTGGACATCAACACTATCGACCTTGAAACGCTTCGTCCGTTCATTCCGCAGACCGCAATCGAGCAAGCTATGCGCGCGTACATCAAAGCCGGGCGCCGCGAGATCAAGGGTGCCCGCATCTTCAACGACAACAGGTCGCGCTTTCGCGGCTGATCAGGAGAATCCTCATGTCAAATACTGAAGTGAACGATCGGCGCAGCGCGCTCGATGATTTTGCAACCGCTCCGGCTCGTGAAGTTGCCGTTGCGCCATCGGTGGCGCCGATGGTTTCGCCTGGCGACCGCGTGTTCGGCGCTCAACAGGTTGCGGTCTACCGCGACGAAAAGCGCATCCTGCAAAAGTTGGCAGCGCT